CTTCTTAAGTATATGTGTGGGCACGATTACTGTTGACTGCTCTAGCACGAATGCCCAGTACGCAGCCTCGGTTACTGATAAACCTGATGGCTCCCATGCCTTAGACTTATTGAACCAACACTCAACTTCAATGTATAAGTTGTTGGTAATCCACCACTTCCTATCGCGCTTGACTTCTACTGTGCGCCCACCAGTAAGTAACTCCTCGACCAATGTCTCACCCTTACGACCATACCCAAAGTCTAAATCGAACGAAGAGTTCTTTACCATTTACTTATCCCACTTATCTCTGAGTACCAGCAAGGCTATGATGGCGTAGTTAGCTAAGTCCTTGAACGAATCCTCAAGGGATTCATACTCGGCCTTGCGTTGGAAGTCTATTAAGTTATTGATACGAGCAGTCTTATCATGGATACGAACACGAAGTCCATTGAGTGCACCGCCAGGTGCGTCAGCAATATTCTTAGCACCATAATCCTTGTGCTTCTTAATCAGCACAGACATCAACTCATCATATACAATCCTTACATCCTCTTCGAATTGAGTTGGGTATTGTACACGCTCTTCCTTGCTAACAGGGGGATAGTTAAAGTTACTGTGAGGATATCCTTCTCTTGCTTTGTTTCTGTAATCTGATAACCCATCCCAGCCAGGTGTTGTACTATCTGCCATATCTCTTCACTCTCTATTCTTGAATAGTTGTTTGAGTTCTCCATCGAAGTCTTCCATTACGCTTTCTACTATAATATCCTCAACAGTTTCCCCAATCATTTCGGGGTAATGTTCTGCTGTGAATAAAGTTATGTATGCTGACTGTGTTATCTGGCTGATATACTCAGCATCATCTTTGTTATCGTATAGCCCACGCAACAGACTACCAAGTAGCAAACGGAAACCACCTGGCATTATCATTGAAGGGTTGAACTCTTCTCCATCTTCAACCATATGTTCAACCACATCAAAGGCATCATCTAATATTTCCCCACACTCAGGGCACTTATACTTATCGCCATGACGGAACTCAGGCATTAGCTAGTCCTGCTCTCTTAAGTATTGCTTGCGACCCGTTGCTAGTATAGAATGAGTTAGGGTCTTCGCCGTCGGGGAACTGGACGATAGTAACAGGGAGTTCTCTTGCAAGTGAGTTGGCAAATTCTTTTCCTGGTTGGTCTCCGTCAGCAAAGACATAGACTCTTTCGAAATCGGCGAGGAGTCTCGTGTAATGTTTCTTCCAACTATTAGCCCCTGGCACACCAATACAAGGAATGCCGACGCAAGCAGACATAGTAATAGTATCAAGTTCTCCCTCGCAGATACCAATGTAATCACCAGCCCGCTCAATATCAAGGACATTATACATTTTAGTATCAGCTCCAGTGAGTCCCATATACTTCGGCTCCACCGCAGGATTGAGCGAACGAAACCGTAAATCCACAACACCAGTCTTAGTAACATATGGTATACTCAACCTTCCTTGGTACATCTCATGGCCTATCTCAGCCTCTACGACTACGCCTAATCGAGCCAGCCGTGCTACCTCTATCGGAATGCCCCTGTTTTTTAGGTAGCCTTCTGCCTGATAAATGTTTGCCGCGTACTTCTCCGATGCCCGTTCCAATAGTTCTCTCTGCGAATTCTTTTGCATCTCTTACACTAATTCCTTCTCTTTGGGATATGATTTGTAAACTGTTTCCCTGAACCCCGCATGCAAAGCAGATGAACACATTGGTGTCCAAGTTGGCTGTGCCTGATTGATGTGTGTCTCCATGGAATGGACATCGCAGATTTGTTTGCCCGTGGTTGCGTCGTATGTCCGCACCATAGTGGATAAGGACATCTCTAATACTTGGTAGGTCATTCATGTCTCTCTCTCATCCACTGCTCTAAGTTTTGTATAACCCAAGCGTTCTTAACGCTACTGTTACGACGCTTGACTACAACGAAGGAAGAAGGTTCCGTACCCAACCCTCTTGCCTTCGCGTAGTTCTTTGCCTCAACCTGCGCCTCGTCCCAGAAGGCAGGTAAGTCTAGCTTCTTACGATTCTTTAACTCCATAATGTATGTCTTACCCTGAAGGAATACATACAAGTCGCCCTCATCTTTAGCACCAGCCTTAGTAAGACGCTCAGCTACAGCATTGTTATCACGAAGCCAACGCATTACATCGGTCTCGAACTGTGCACCTTTACGTCCGTTAGGGTTAGCCATTAGTATGCGCTCTTATCTTTCTCTAGTATTCTCGTTGCCCAGTCAAGTCCGTCGCATACGCCCTGCGTATAATCGTCCCTAACCTGCGGTTTGGCATCATTAATCTTCTGTATGCAGATGGCAATATGTCTGTGATATTCAGCCTGTGACATTTCTTTTGCATGTATCTCCAAGTAATCGTCATCCATTAATTTTTCTCCAGATGAGGAAGTTAAACTCCCGACCAAACAGAGTTATAGTCAATCCATAATCTGCTTCGTCCCATTCATAAATACTGATACCTAGGTAATCTGAAAACTTTACTCGTTTATCTGTCCCTGCATATTTTATTTTCATATGTTTTCTTCCTAACCATTCTCTGGTATATCTTCAACGAACATATACTCAGGATTAAAAGCAATCCAAGTCATCAGTCCACCACCCGCGTCGGCTTTGCCATAACGGTTCTTGACAGGGGCCACGCCCATTGATGTGCCCACAACACCAAGCGTGCAAATGAGTGCGGGGAGCTGAGCCACCTTTCCCTGAATCGCGGAACGAGGCTGGCAAGGAGAGCCAGGTACCGCTTCACTCGTATGATGTAATACCAACACACCCGCATTCGTAGCCCTAGCAAGATACTTCAACTCCTTCATGATAGCTCTCATAGAAGAGAACTCCTCGCCACCATCGGTGGCTACATCCATTAAGTTATCGACAACTATTAGTTGTGGTGGACATCCCCACAATTCTTCGAAGGCTTGTACTTCCTCATCGATATCTTGTAGTGATGGCGCTGATTCAAATGACCAGACAATGTGGCTAGCCTTAGCTAACACTGCTCTTGTCCAACCTAAATCAGTATTCAATAATCCTTCAACATCAGTCTGATTCTTACCCGAAATCATAGATGCTAATCGCATAGCCATTGTGTGTGCGTTGGTGTCGGCGCTAATGTATAGGGTGGGAACCTTCATCTTTAGCGCAAGAGCTAAGGCAAGTGTTGACTTACCTACTCCTGGCGCTGCTGCGAACATCGACACTTCGCTACGCCTGAGGATAATTTTGTTCGACTCAAACGCTTTGAAGCACGATGGCAATGGTTCTCCGCCAATACTTGCACGACCAACGCTTCTGACAAGTGTACGCAAGGCTTATTCCTTTTTAGTAAGAGTCGTAGCCAACCCATGACAAACTGACTACGACTCATTTGATTTCCTGTATTTAGTTTACTGGCTTGCACTGGTCAACTGTACCCTGTGGGGTAGGACATGCCCAGAATGCATACGGTTTACCAGTCTTGCTACTGATTCCACTGCGATAGATACGCGCCCCGTGCTTACACGTTGGAGCTGCGGTACCTGATGCTTCCGAGACTGGGCTGGGTGGTAAGGAGAGCGGTGGCGTTGTGCTTGTTGTGGTACTTGGCGTTGATAAAGGGGCTAGATTGTACGCACCTGCCAATAGCTTGTTAGTTGCAGCAATCTGTGTAGCGTAATCACCTACACCCTCAAGCAGTACACTGAGTTCATCAGCAGTATTGGCACGGATATTAATCATATCACCAGGGCCAGTCTTATACGAGACTTGCAGTTTCCATTCTTCGTTCATCGTTTCTCTTTCTTTGAAGTAAACGAGCAGTGCTCTGTGAGCCCGCATCGGTTACAGTTGTTTGTGTTGGGTAAGAATATACCAGCAAGACGTGCTTTGTCAAATTTTTCTACGAAGTAATCAATCATCTCGGTTGAGTATTTGGTTAGGTCTTCCATCTGACCAGTGCCAGACTGACGAGCCATCCAATAGTTACCATAGTTTATATCAACACCAAAGACTTTCTTCAACCCTGCTCGGTAGAAACCTAGCTGTAGGCTGGAGTCAGGTGTGCGTTGTGATGTCTTCAAGTCTACCACAACCAACTGACCATCAACATCAAAGACTCTATCGATTACCATCTTGACTGGAACACCAGCAAACTCAGGTATGATACCTAGTTCAATCGCAGGAACGCCTTCAGGCGTCTTCCAAATCTTCCAATTCTTGTTGACTTGTCGCCATTCGACGTAGGACTGGACCCATTGTGGACCAGTGATATTCCAGAAGGAAGCATCTTCCTTATTGGGGTAATCTTTCGTAGCCCTGCCGCCAACTCTAAGCGTCGATAAGTCGACATCTTTCGTGTACTCACTCCATGCCTCATCCCATAATTGTTTACTCAACATGTTGTCTGTCCCATTCTTCAGTAGCCTTGTGGAATGCGGAGCCACCTGCGCTCCATACCGCTGGCTTCTCTGGTATCTGCAACAGTCGGCTGAGGTAGTATAGATAACCGCAGTCGATGAAGGTAGTCAGAGCTGAATAGGATACATGACCTGGTATCTTATAATCATCAGAGAGATATACTCCCATAAATATTCCTTCCAATATATAATTATATTAATTATATATAGACCCCTTCGGGGTCTTATATTATATATAATATATACCAGTATAGCTGACAAGAGAGGCTGAGTCAAGGGGTTATGTCACTCCCGATTCAGTATTAGGAAACACAAAAGACCCCCCTTCCCAAGGTGATTACCTTAGGTTGGGGGGTTTAGTGTCTTAAAACTGCCTTAGAAGGCGTTTAAGGGGTATTCTAGAGGCTACTCTGCGCCTCGTCCGAACTCTTTTGCGGATGGGTCGAGCCACTTAAGGACAGGCCCGAGGAACCCTGCGAGGGCTGCAGCTCCGAGTGTCTTAAAGTCGGTCTCGCCTGCGAGGTAGAGTGCGATAGCAGCTGAGGCTGCAGCACGGAACCATGTGAGCGCTACTTGCTTTAGTGTTTCCATTTAGATTGCCTTTCGTTTTGTATTGTGAACCTTACAGCAGGTGCATACTGGTACCACAGTGGTACTAACAGCTACCTTCTTCTTAGGTTGTGGCTGTAAATTTGCCACAATCTGATTCACAATCTTAGGTTGACTTAGCCACCAGAACCAGGGGCTAGTGTCACTACGGTGAGTATCATTAATAGAAATATGTAGGTGCTTATTGTGAGGATTACTACCTGTATACTTTCTATTGCCTTCTTTGCGTCTGGTTCTTGACCAGATTTTTCCTTGGAAGATAAGGTAATTAATCCTCTCATCTTCTTTAAGTTTTTCAAAAATGATTGCACAATCAATACCCCTCTTAGGGTCGTGGGTCAAATCTACTGCTAGCCCTGTGTTATGGTCAGAGTTAGGACTTGCCTTGATGTGAGCCTTGCTTGGTAGGAGTCCATCCGACACCTTGCTTCGCTTCGGTACAAGCGCAGTTGCCTGCCTGAGAACGGCAATAGCGGCAGGTGTTGCACTCTTTACAATAGGTTTCATTCATTTCCTCAGCGCTTCTTTTACAAACTCGGTGAGTAAATCTATCTGCTTTTCTAGCGCATCTACCTTATCCTTCAGGCTTGAGCCACCATTAGGGCGTAGTTCATATAAGTAATGCTTGACCATCCAGCGCACAGCGCCAGCAAATCCAGCAATCAAAGTAAATACGGCTACGGCTAGGCCAGCCCACTCAGTAGGTGTCATTACACAGTCCTTACAGTCATAGTAAGCATGCCACCATAGCCAGTGAATCCTCTATCTGGTGGGGTCATGCGGGTGAATGTGATTTGTTCTATAGAAACCTGACGAGATTCGCCAGTGGTTAAGTCTTGCCAAGTAACAATGTCGCCACCTTCTTCGATACTTTCTAGGGTATCAATTCGGTCTTGGGCTCGGCCTTCATAGCCTACCATAACATTGTACTTGTCTGTCTCCACATCAAAACAATAGACGGGAAATCTAATTACTCGCTGTCTAGGTGTAGCGATTGTAGCCTTAGCCTGATACCCCTTGAAGGTAGGACCTTTACTGCTATCTGTTGCATCTCTAGTTAAAAGAAATCTATAGGCTATGAATTCTTGAGCACCAGCTGGTTGGCTGGTAGTTACTTCTACTGGTAGAACTGATGAGTCATAGCTGACTACATCATATATTGAGCCGTCTGAGTCTACTGTCTGTAGAGATAGAGTGCCAAAGGTAAATACACCACGGCCTATTAGACGCTTAAAGTTTTTAGGTTCTAGTGTGTTGTATCTAATGAATCCTGTTTTTATAAAACCACTAGTTACTTTTTCTGTATCTTTTTCTATCCAGATACCATCACTTGCTACAGCAAAAGCTACCCTATCGCTAGAGCCTAGGAAAGCTATGCTTGCAGCAGTAGATGTAGTATTGGTAGCAACTAAATCTTTAGCAAACGGAAAGAGTAATGCCCCTAATTCTACAGATAAATCAATACGGTATAGTCCTGCTTCAGTACCAACCAGTCCTGATACATAGGCAAATCTATCCCTGAATGCTATGCCTTTAAAGTCACCTTCAATAATTATTGGGCCATACTTAATACTGCCATCATCTTGGATTGCTGCGACTCTAACACCTTTGCTAGTGCAGATAACCATATAGGTACCAAGATATACATCTATAGCATTGACTATCTCAGTGACAGGAAACTGCGCTATCTCAGTAGGCGTAGCCAAGTTAGGAAAACCTAAAGCAGTTGTCCCTGTAGTCAAACCAATCTTAAAAATAGAACTATTGCTACGGTTCTTGCCAGCATAGTAAATAGCATTAGGTCCTTCACAGATACTGGTCCATACCCAAGCGCTAGTAGGATGGGTAAAGGTAGCAGTAGGCAGGGCTGTAGTAGCGTGACTACCAGATGGACTTACATTAGGGTTAAGTTCATAGATAGCATTTGCCACACCAGCCATCAAACGCTGCTTAACAAATCTAACAACAACGCTGCTAGTACCAGTAGCATAGGTAGTTCCATCAGATGTGCTGCCGCCAATATTACCTACGTGAAGTGCTACCGAATCAGCAGCAAAATATCTAGTTCCATCTGTAGTTATACTGGCAAAGACTTGGTTTGTGTGGGCTGCATCTAAAGTGTATGTGCTGGTAGTTGCAGTATCACCTGACATAGAAATCTTCTTTAAATTATTGCCGTCTGCAAATACAATTACATCATTGGTGCTATCATTAGCACCCATAATCAATGCTGTATTGCTGGTTGAGTAGACTTCTAATGTGTCATTT